AGATATTCCACGCCAGCGGTCGGATTCGGCAGCGCGGCAAAAGTGAAAGTCGTGGTGGCCGCTTTCATAATGGTGCGGCTGTTGCCGTTGACCGTCAGGACCGCGCCGGCAGTGCCGGTGTCGCCGGCGCCCGAGCCCTGCACAATGGACATGCGCGCGCCGTCGTTCGGCTGCTCGGGGAAGTAGACCGTTTGCGCGACGCCGCCGAAGATGATTCGCGAGTTCGCCGGCGGGTACGGGTAAATTGCCGCGCTCGGGTCGGTCGAAAGAGGATTGCCGAAACCAAAAGCGTCGTCGGTAGGCCAAGGCGCCTGCGGAAAGTTGGCGGCGACTGGCGCCGTGCGCTGTGGCACGGGCACCAGCCAGTCCGTCAATTCCTCGCCCATTTCATAGCCAAAGACGGCCGAAATATAGCGATTCAGGCGTTCAAGCGCCTCAGTCGTTTCGTTCGCCGTGGGCGACTTGCCAACGGGAATCAAATTTCCCTCTCTATAGGCCGCCTGAATGAGGACGCTTGCAATGGTCATAACGCTTACTCAGCGGGCGACAGAAGCCCCAAAAGTTCCTTGGTGCTGGCGTTCGCGTCGAACTCCCGGCCCTGCTCTGTCAGCACGGCGCGCACCTTTTCGTCCAACAGGGCGGCAAGCACGGACGTTTCCGCCGTCTTGTCGTATTCCACATTGCCCTCAGTAAGCGCCTCGCGAATTTCACGCCGCGTCATGGCGTTTGGATCAGCGGCCACTTTTTCAGCCTTCGGCTTTTCGACCTTCACCGGCGTCGGCTTGGCGAAGTTAGGGTCGTGCGGGTGATGGTCAAGATGACCTTCCGGCACTGAGGCGAGGGAGTCGTAAAGCGCGGGCTCGCCCGTTTCCGGGTGCCAGCGCATGAAGGACGGCTTTGCAGAATTTTTGTGATCGGTCACGGGCAGTCTCCATCAAAAAGAAAGGCGGCGGTTTTACGCGCCGCCCTTCGTTGGGTTTCAAATCGCCGGTGCGGTTAGCTCGGCAGCAACGGAAGTGTGTACCACTGAATCGTGCTGTCAGCAATAAACATTGCGATGGTCGGGCCGGACGCAAGAGAGATTGCCGCGTTGGCGCCAATCGCGTTGATGGTCGCCGCCGCGTCGGGGTAGACCTTCAAAATCTTGTTGGACACGGTGCTTTTCACGATAACCACAGTGCCGGCGACAGGCGTTGCCGGGAGCTTGACGCCCACGGTGTCGTCCGCGAGGGTGACGGCGGTGAAACCAGCGACAAGTTGTGCAGCCGTCGCAAGGTTGGTTCCGGTGGCCGCCAAGTTGGCGTTGCGGGCGATGCTGGCCATTGCAGCGCCGCCGAGTGTTACCCACGCCGAGCCGTTCCACAGGCTGAAAACGCCCGTGTCAGTGGCGTAGTACATGGCGAAGTTCTGCGAATCCACGTCGGGAGTGGGCAGGCGGGCGGCGGCCAAACCAACGCGGCAAAGGCCGAGCCATGAATTTTGTGCTGTCATTGTCGTTACTCCAAAATTTCGGTGAGAAAAGCCCGGCGGGGTTTCATGCCGCCGGGGCTATTCAGTGGGTGGCTTACGTGCCTGCAAGGCGAGTGCCGAGCGAGTTGTCCATGACGCTTGCGCCGTAGATCATATCCCAACGGTGGATATGCTGGCCGGTCACAATGTCCGAACCACGCCAGTAGCGAATGGCAACGCCCGTGTCCGGGTCCATCGCGAAGCTGGCAACGCCGGTGAACGGCATTTGCAGGCGGGCGCTCACAAGCGAGATTGCGCGCTTATGAAACACCGGCTTGACCGTATACACCGAACTCGCCGCACTGGCGAACTGAAGATACGCGGAGTCGGCCGGCACGGAGTCCACGGTCGCGAACGCCGAATTGGCGTAGGTGTTGCCGTTTACGTCCGTGGTGCCCTGCACGATGATTGCCGGGGTAATGCTCAGAATGCCCGTGGTCGTGATCGACACATCCGCAAGCACGGTGAACTGCTGCAAATAGTCGAGCTTGACCTGATTGCGCCAATCCCAAGCATACACGCCGCTGAGGGTAAACACGTCACCCTTTTTGTACGTGTAGGTGCCCGAGATTTTCACGTGCAGGTTTTGGATATTGCCTGCGGTGCCGGCGCTGCCCTTGACGGCAACGTAGTCCACATTCTCGGCGGCGCCGTTAACCTGCGTGCCAGTGGACGAACCGTTACCGGCGATTCGAGTGCCGGACGTGAGCGACGGATTTTGCTGCGTCGCGTACCAATCGACTTCCGAAATGATCGGAATCTTCACGCGCTGTAGGGCAGTCGCGTTGTCGGGCAAGAACTCAGAAAGCATCGTGCCGCGAATTGACGCGCCGTCGTCAAAGTCCACAACGCCAACAATGCTGGAATTGGGGACACCCTGCTTCATAAGGCGCGTGTGACCGGCCATCGCCATTGACGGCGAAGCAATCATTTTTGTTGCGTCGGTGCAGTCCACGGCCTTTGTGCCGGGGGCGCCGCCTGCGACGAACGAATAGAACTGAAGCGTTTGCGACGCGATGAACTTGTCCACGTCGTGCGCCAGCGTCGAAGCGGCGGACTTCATGGTTTCGTTCTGCATCAAAGCGTTGTACGACTGGACGTACTCAAGGTCGCCAATCGAAATGTGGACATTCTTGTATTGGTCCACAGTCACCGGCGCCGTGCCAACGACCAAATCTTGCGCCTTCAGCGCAGCACCGGACGTTGCGAGGAAGCGCGGGGGACGCTTGACGTTGACCGTAAGGCCGTTTTCGTCGGTCACTTGGTCCTTAAACTGCCCATCAACCAGCCGTCCGTAGACAAGCTGATTCTTGAGCAAAAGCAGCATGGTGTTTGCGTACACCTGCGCATTCAGGAATTGGTTGGCCATAGCACTCTACTTTCATCAGTTGGGCCGTCGCATAGCCGCCGCCTCAAAGGCTTTGAAGTCGGTCGTTGCTTCGGACACTTGGTTTTTTCCGCCTGCCCCCCTAGCTCGCGATGCGGGCACGGGTGGCGCTTTGCTCGTCTTGACCGGGGCCGAAGCGTTGCTTCGGGTGGTTGCGTCCGACGAACCGGACGAAAATTTCGCCTCTAGGCGACCAAATGCGGCTGCTTGCGCGGCCGGGGCTAACTGACTGATACGAGTCCCTTCCTTGGGATTATCGTACAGGTGCTTGGCGATTGCCGGCCCTTCCGGCGAATCGAGTAGTAACTGGCCAACAATCGGGGGCAGTGGCCATTCGTTGTTGCGGCCCGATTCAACAATTTCTTCGAAGTCCTCACCGAACAACTTAACGCCGGCCTCAGTGAGGGCGGCGATTTTTGTTTCAAGGGCGGACTGCGCTTGCGCAGTTTCCTTGGTGCGAGCCTTCGCGGCTTCCTGCGCCCGTTCGTCCGCCAATTCCTTTTTGGCTTCGTAGCGCGCAAGCGCCGAAATGTACTTGCCGTCCAATTCGCCGTATTCAAAGTCGGCTGCATTGGGAGCGAGCGGGTCTTTTGTAGTAGCGCCTTTGGTGCCTGTCAAGCCGCCTTTTTCCAATGTGGCGAGTCGAGCTTCAAATTCGCCACGGTCCTTGGCGCGCGCTTCGCGCTCAGCGGCAAGGTCACGCTCGGCCTGCCGCTGCTTGGCGGTCGCCTGCCCAATGCGGCGTTCGGCGCTGCGGTGTTTCGCGTCCTTGGCCGCTTTGTCCGCCTCGGCGGCTTCGCGAGTTTCTTTTTCCTCGGGCGTTTCGTTCGCCTCACGCTCGGCTTTTTCCTCGGGGGTTTCCTCGGTTTCGCCTTCGTCTTTTTCGTCCTCAAGCTCGGCTTGAGACTTGCCGCCCGCCGCAGCGGCGACGCGCTCGGCTTCCTCGATTTCCTCAAGCTCGGCGGCGGTCTTTTGCGCGTCGTTGATAGTGGAGCCCTTGGCGTTCGCGGCTGTGGCTTTGGCTTCGCGCACGGATGGTTTGCCGGCTTTTTCGCCAGTCTGTGTCTCGCCGTCGAGTGTAGAAAAGCCTTTGAAACTGGCCATTTCTTCCTCAACTGTGGGCTGCGTTCCGTGTGCGTCGTTTTTGCCTGACATTGTTACTCTCCTGTTAGCGAACGGGACCGTTCGGGGTTTCTGCAAGCTTGACCGCCTCAAGGCGGGCAGAGACTTCACGCTCTGACGCCTTGGACGCGACTTCAACAGATTCGTTTTGAATCTTCTGCGGCGCGGCGTCGGCGGTGGCTTGGAAGTTGCGCGCACGCGCGAAGTTCATCGCCGTTTCTGACTGCGTTTTCATAAACTGCGCCACGGCGTCGGCCATCGCCTGCTTTTCAGCACCGGCGGCCTTTTGCTGTTGCGCGGCGGCGCCCGCCTGCATTTCCGGCGTCATTTCGGACGGGTCAAGCAGGCCCGGCGGCAGGGTCTTGCGAATGCGGTTCGCGATTTTGTCCGCCATCGGCCAGTCTTGCGCTTCCACGATCAAGTCGGCAGACACAGCCATGACGGCCGGCATTGCCGTGGCAAGCGCCATCATGTTTTCGCCGGCTTCCTGACGCTTCGTCGCGAAGCTCGGGCCAGTGATGACACTGACGGCGTACTTGCCGATGGTCACGTCAATAGACCGTTCGTCGTCTTGCGCGTTGATAACAACCATGTCCTCTTTCGCGTCGTCACCAAGAACTTTGATGATTCGCGGCGTGTCGTACACGGTCGGAATAAGTTGGTTGATGATGCGGCCCGCTTCCTCAATCGCCTTGTTCAAGTTGTCGTGATAGATCACTGTGCCGGTGTCGCTGACGCGCTGACGCGCCTGAATCGCAACGCCGCTGACTTCATTTGACGGCATACCAAGATTCGCTTCATGGATATTCGAAATATCCTTGAGGTCTTGCTTGGTCATTTCCGATTCGCCAATCAAGGCGTTTTCGATCTGCGCCGGCGCAATGCGTTCGGGCTTCGCGCCTGAGTCGCTGTTCCAAATCAACAGCGGGTCGTCAGACAGGTGCGAGTTGCGGAAGTCTTTTTCACGGCCCGCGACGGACTCGCTTGACGCCAGCCAAATGCTGCGTGGCGTCTGCATAATTTTCTCAGCCGTGACCGAACGCCAAAAGTTGTGAAGGCGCTGCGGGTCTTTCAGGTGGCGCACAAGGCCCCAACGGTGCTTGAACTCGCCAACGGATACTTCCCAACCCGGCACGCGCAGTACGGGCACGCGGTCAATCGGAAGTTCATACGGGCCTTCCAGCACGTCCAAGCCGCTGCACAGATACATTTGCGCGTACTTCACCTGCACCTTGCGCATGATAGGCGAACCATCCTTGCGCTGCACAATGTGCGACAGAATATCGTCCGACTTTTCCGGGTCGTCCACGTCCTCGGTTATGTCAATGGTCGCGCCGTTGTCCATGAGCGCAAGCACCCGCTCCTTCGTCCGCATGTCGTCCAAGGCCACCCAACCATTCGCGCGCAAGTCGCCGCGCAACACCGTGTCAATCATCACGTCCGCCGGCGTGGCCCACGGCCACTGCGCGTAGAACTGCTTTTTTGGCATCACTTCGACCACGAACACGTGGCGCGCGTCGCGGCCGTCGCCAATCGTCAGCGTGCGGTCCCACACAACGCTGAAGTGGTCGGTAATGGACTTGATGCGAATTGCCTGCTCAAACACGTCGTCGTTTTCGTAGTCCAATTCCACTTTGAATTGGCCAATGCCGCACGCGACCTCGCCAAGCAGCGCCGTATCGTAGGCGAGTTCGGCGCGAGATTCTTTTTGGATATTGCGCACCAAGCCCTCGCGCACATGCGCGACGGATTTTGTGCCGCCGTTGTCGGGGATGATTTTAATATCGGTTTCGTTGATTCGGCGGTTGCCGATAATCTGCGCGACGAACGCCGGCAGATTGTTGAAGGTGAGGCACGGCTTGCGCGCGGCTTCGCGGCGCTGCCGTACAAGGTCGTCCCATTGGTTGCCGACAAGGAATTGCAAATCCTCGATTCCGGCTTCGCGGTTCATGCGGTCAACTTGAATATCTTCATAAAATTCGTTGCGCATGTCGCCCAAAAACTCGCCCTCGTTTTTATAGCCATCGGGCAGCACGATTTCCGGCTTGGTGTCTTTTCCAAGCTGCGCCGGGTCGGAGTCAGCGTCGAACGCCGGCATAAGCGCCGGTGTCATCGTGTTAGGGTCGTTGTTCGGGGAGTCGCCAATTGTCATTTTAATTCATCCAGCCCGTTTCGCCAAGCATAGCAGGATCGAAGCCCGGCACGCTCGGCGTCGGGGCGTCCACATTGCCGAAGGTCGCGACCTTAGCCGGTTCATTCCAATTGTCAAAGAACTCTGACAGCGCGAACGTGAGGGCTACAGAATCCCCAAGGTCGGGCGAGCGCACGCCGCGTTTTTTCATGTCGTCCTTCGATTCAAGTAGCAAATCGTTTGTCAACTGTGGCTTGCGCCGGCAGGAAGTCATATCAGTTTGCAGCGCGGGCATGTCCGGTATGCTCACGCCCTCGGCCAGCATGAGCCAGTCCGACATGCGCGACCACATTTCCGCGCGCCGATTCTTCGGCCCGGCCACCTTCGGCTTCGCGAGCTTGGCTTGCGACGTGCCACCGAAGTTCACGCCGCGCACAATGTTGACGTACTTCGGCCCAATCGACTTGAGCCCGGTAATGATGGTCGCGCCGATGTTGCCTTGGTCAATGTTGACCCGAGCAGGATTCAGTTCGTCAATGAGGCTGCGAATCCACTCGATACCTTCCATGTGGTCGATTCGACCGCGATATTTCACCCACTCCACCTTGAGTCCACGGCGCGCCGCGACGGAAAAACGGTCGCCGCCGTTGCTGGCCGGGTCCACGCCAAGAATGAGCGGTCCGTGGCCTTCGACGCCCGTGCGCTTGCGGGCACGCAGCACCCACAGCGGCGCAATGAACGGTTCATGCCCCGCCGGTGCGGTCCACGCCTCGGCGGCTGTGGCCGGGTACTCGCGCTTGAAAATCTCGGGGTCGCGTAACTCTATGATTTTGTTGCGACGCCAGCACATTTGATTCAGGGTGAGGCCGAATGTCACAGCGTATTCCATTTCGGACATTTCGCCTTCGTCGGCGTCGTTTTCAAGGGCAAAGCCTTCCTCGGGCTCGCGCGCATACTCGGGCGACAGCCACCACGGCAAGAAAATTGCTATGTAGTCGCCGCGCTCGGCCTCCGCGTCCTGCCAGCGTTCGTAGAACTCGCCGCCGGCGCCGGCGCTTGTCGTTTCAAGAATAACTTCGGTGTTCGCGGCGAGGGGGACGCCTTGCACCGACGCGGCAAAATGGTCGCTGGCATTCTGCCAAAAGGCCACTTCCGACCCGTGGAACAGCGATATTGCTTTGCCTCGGCCGGACGCTTTCGCACCGGCAGTTGCGACCGCGTAGGACGAATCGAGCTTGTCAAACTCCAATTCCTTGACGTTCGCCGTGCCCGCGTGGGGCGCCATTGGGTTGTGGCGCTGATAGCGGTCAACGATTGAAAACAAGGTGTTAGATGACGTTTGCTCATGCGACAGAATGTAGACATTGACGCCCGAGCGCATGGACGCGCGCTGATAAAACCGGGCGTCAACATAAGTCGAAATGCCTTGCTGCCGGCCCTTGAGGATCAGGGCGCGCACCCAACCTTTTTCCCGC